TACTTGAGGAATTGTTTAATAAAGATTTTAATGTTGCTGTCCAGGGTGCTGAAGAGTTGCTTACTAACTATGATATTAAACCACTTGCAAAAGAAGTAATTATTGAGATGGTATTTCAGCTAGGTAAATCTGGTGTTTCTAAATTTAAAAAAATGTTTGAAGCTCTTAAAGAATATAATTATACCATAGCTGCTAAGGAAATGTTAAATTCAATTTGGTATAGACAAACGCCAAGCAGATGCGAAGCATTGTCAAACATAATGAGGAGTTGTGCCTAATGTGGTGGAATATATTACCTACAATATTTAAAACTAGTGCTGAGATTTATAAGAACCATAAGCAATCAGAGCTTTTAGAATCTGAAGCTGAACGTAGATATTATGAACGTATGGCTAGAGGTGAAATAGAATATCAGCGAGATGTATCAGATCAACACGATAAAACATGGAAAGATGAGTTTGTATTAATTATTGTTTGTATTCCAATCCTAGTATTATCGTATGCAATCATTAGTGATGATGTAAATATAAAAGCTAAATTAGATTTGTTCTTTAATTATTTTGACAAATTTCCTTCTTGGTATCAATGGTTAATCGTTGGAATCTTTGGTGCTATCTATGGATTAAAACCAACACTAGATATATTTAAAAAATGAGTGATCAAATAACTACAATGTTTGCTCAATCTTATTCTAAAAAGAAACCTACATTGACATCGCAACAAGGATCAAACGTAAAAGTTAAATTTATTAAATCTAAAAAATTATCCAAGCCTATGTGTGGCTGCGGTTGTAATGGCTAAGAAATATCTAGAAAACAAATTCATTAAACCACCTAAACGTAAACGCAAAGGTAGGCATACTAAAAGAATAAATAAATCTAAAACTTATAAAGACTATGCTGGACAAGGAAGAATATAATAAATTAAATTGCATATATAAATTAAAGAGTGGGATATGCTGTTTGTTAAGTAGCTGCAAATGTGATACTACAAACAAAGACTGTTATCTTTATAATCTAATTAAAGAAGATGACTTTAATCCTTACAGATGGATAGGTGAATGATTACATATAGAGGTGAAAAATTTTCTGGTTATAACAAACCTAAATCTACTCCTGGTAAAAGTAAAAAATCAGCAGTTCTAGCAAAGCAAGGCAATCAAATAAGATTGGTTAGATTTGGTGATCCTAATATGACTATTAAAAAAAACATACCAGCAAGACGTAAATCCTTTAGAGCCAGACATCGTTGTGCCACAGCTACCAATAAACTATCTGCTAGATATTGGTCTTGCAAAGCGTGGTAATTTCTTTCGCAATTTCTATAAGTAAGAAAGCATGGTAAATGCCAAGAGCCAAAAAAATTTCCATAAGAAAATGTGGTAATTGTAATTGGTGCGGAAAAGAACTTTTATCAAATATGGGTGGTTGGATTATCAATGCAGAACATAAACATTTTTGTCATGGTATAGATCATACCTGTTTTGATGAGTATTTAACTACCATTAAATCAACAAGAGAGAATACCAAGCCAAACGCTAACTTTGACAAGTTAAAAGAAATATATATAGAATATCTTAAACGTGGTAAGCGTTTTAATAATAGGTAAATATATGCAGAAAAAAAAGAATGGTAAAAAAAAGAATGGATTTCCTGACTTAACTGGAGATGGTAAAGTAACTTTTGCAGACATCTTGAAAGGTAGGAAAGTTATTGGTAATGGTAAAAAAGGCAAATCATTAATGAGTTAATAATATGAAATCTAAATATCACACTACTCAAGAAGGTAAGAAAGCTCGTAAAGGTTTATACTACAATATAAATCAACGTAAGAAAAAAGGTATAAGCAGATCTAAATCTGAATCTACTATTTCTGGAAAATCTTATCGTTCTATGTTGGCAGGATTTAAAGACTGATCAATTTTTCTTAAAGCAAATTGATTATATATCTGTAAGTATCTTTCCCAAACATAGCTGCCATCAAACCAAAAGGATTCTTTTCTAGCTTTCATATTAGTATGATGGATCATAGTTGTATGATCTCTGTCAGATAGTATCTGACCAATGTTAGGTAAAGACATTGGCGTTAGTTCTCGTAATACATTTATAATAATAGATCTTGCAACCACAAGCTCACGTCTTCTACTGCTTGAAAGTATATCCTCAACAGTAACAAAGTTTAATTTTGCAACCTCAATTAAAATATCATTAATGTATGGATTAACTTTATATGCAGATATTTTTCTTTTCTTTCTTGATGCGTTATTATTATTTGTTCTTGAACGCATGTGTTGCAATGCAAGACGATAACCAACCTTAACTCCTAATCTAAAATTAGTTTTTTCTGTTGCTGTTAAATTTTCGTGTATAGTAGTTTTTAGACGTTGCTTAACTTCACTAACCCAATTATCCTTTAGCATAGATAATATTTTCCTTTCCCATTGTTTACAGTTTTTTTTTATAACGTAATTACTTACGCCATTATTTTTTCTTTTGTCTGCTCTATTTCAAAGATAAGTTTCTTTGAGTCAGATAAGTATTTTAGATACTTATACTGATAGCTTAGAGCCTTCTGATGTTTCTTCTCTTGAAGATCTCTCAGCTTTTGCAGACGAGATTTTAGTTCTTCCAACTAAATCCTCCTTTTGTTTTATGTTAGTAAAAACTGTTCTGACATTTGACACCTGGACATCAATCACTACACCTGTGGCAGTTGGATTTGATGCAGTCTCAATACTGTCAAATTCTTCTATATATTTAAAAGAACATTCACAGTTTTTAACTCTCACAATCTTACTCACTTTTATCCTTTTTGGCAATAGTATTTTGTCGTATTTGTTTTGTCATCTTCGTATAGATAGATAAATCATCATAATTATCTGCCTTATAATTCTTGGTGCAACGATATAGTTTTAATGCCATCATTAGATGACCAACGTCTTGTGGTTCTAATACTTTCTTGAGCTTATCAAAAAGAATGATAGTAAACATCTCAGCAAGAACAGCAAAGTTTTCATTGTAATCACCATAGTCTTGCTGTCTATCTTTAATTATTTTTCTTTGTATCTCTTCTTCTAATTGTACAAAATCAGTCATTCGTCATATCCAATCAATAGTAGGTTTGCCATTATAGTTTACATCATAAATAAACCAACCAAAAGCCATGAGACCACCAGCTAAAGTATTACTACTAGCTTTTTTAAATGGAACTCTTTTGCTAAAGATTAAAACCTTTTCTAATTTATTTTGATTAAAGATTAAGTTTCTTCTCTTAATACCCTCTAAATAACTTATCTTAGATAACATAATTACTTTACATTTAGCCAATGTAAATGCTTTTAAAGTAAACTCTGTTGAAAGATTGAATGGTGGATTGGTTACAATATTATCAGCTTTTCTTTCAGAATTTAAAAAATCAATTCCTGTATCTCCATAACCTCTATTGATTAAATCAGAGGAATAAACATCATAACCATTAGCTATTAATACTTTAGACATTGCACCATTGCCACAAGCACACTCCCAAACATTGCCTTTTAGTTTAATTATATTAAGTAATGATTGTGTTGCAGAATCTGGAGTTGGGTAAAAATCATTTTCTTCTCTATCACCTATTGCGTTAAAACCAACATAAGCTAAAGCAGAAGATTTTTTCATACTAATATTTTATTTATTTTTTACTCTCTGCGGTGGGAAAACAACTAAGAAAGGATTGGCTAAACAAAGGGGAGAGCCAACAAAAACCCACCGCAAAGAATGAATAACAGTATTTAGCTGTTATTAATACTGCCTATTACCATAGGATCTATTACCTGCAAATGATTTCTTTTGAAATCCACCAGTTTTAAAAGATCCTTGAGTAGCAGTTGCTGCCTTAGCATTATCTTTTTTAGTTAAGACAACAGTATATCCACCAGTTGCATTTCCATCTATGTCTATGCCATCAAACGCTGCATAGTCATACCAAACGCCACCAATGTTTGCATTGATCTTCCAGTTTTTTCCCTCTGGTGCTTTTGGATTATTTGGTGCAACAAAAGTTGGAAGATTATCGCCTTGCTTTTTATTTAAGTTAGGGACAAGATTTAAGTATATCCTATCCTTTGACTGCTCGTTCATTTATACCTCATTATGTTTTTGTATCTCAGCACGTTTATTTTCAAACGTATCTATTATACGTCTGTAGGTGCTAAGATCATTTGATTTATTTACTTGATCAATTAATTGCTTGTTAGCTTTCCATAAGAAATCTAACTTAGCAACGTGAGGTGCATAACCTACACGCTTAATTAGATCATCAACCTCAAATGGATCATATCGTAATTTACCATTGGAAGTTTCTTTGCCATTTACTTTTTGAATAGGAATATTTAATTCTCTATATTCCTCTGCTGAGGTTATATCCTCTAACAATATTCCAAGAAATGACATTGCTCTTGTGATTGCAAATGTTTCTGCTATTTCAATATAGCCAGGTTTATCCCTGTACTGTTTCGAATACCCAGACGAAAGCACTTGCTCTGGATCAGACTTTGTAATTACACATTTCATAATCACATAGTTTTGGGAGTGTTCAATCATAACACAATTAATCCCAAGCTCAGAACCAAATACCTCCCTAAAGTATTTAATCTTACTCCAAGCTGATACAGTCTTTTTACCATGCTGATTGATATACGTTCCATGTTCAGCACACAGATCATTTATCAATCTTATTTTTTCTTTCATGTTTTCCTTTCATTGTTTTGTTCGTAGCTACAAGAATACAAAGCAACCTCTTTTGATTTATAAAAGATGCCAGTTTTATTCTTGAGATTTGAAACGCCAACATACGTCAGCCTCTCAAATGCCTTATCACATAAATAAGGATTATATTTTACATCCTTATAATGAAAATCAATTACCACTCCACTCATTAGATATATTGATAAAATAAAATTCATAATGCCATACATAAAAAAATACCAACACACATACCAATGATGAATGGGTATAATAATAATTTAAATTGTTTAATTTTTTTTTGTCTGTTTTGTTTTTCTAATGTGTCTTGTTTAAACTGCTCAAGTATTTTTTTATACTCTTTCATATTATTATAATCTATGTTCATACCTTGTCCCATAATGTTGCAGCTTTAGTTATGTATTCCATTTGTATATCTTTCCATGTGTAAGAACTAAAGTCTGGTGGTGGAATTAATCTTGCCATATCTTGCACATTACCCTTTGCAAGTTGTACAATATTCTGTCTGACTTTTGCTTTCTTGTAATCTTCTGTTACGCAAAATTTTAAATAATCTGGTTTTAACATTTCGCAGTTATCAGGTGTAAATACTTGGAAGCTATCTTGATTTACATATAGCAAGTGTGGTGTTTTGCCAGTAGAATGAGAGTAGAAAGCAACTTGCTTGACGTGGTTTGCGTCTGGCTCTTTAGGAATGTAGCCTTTGACCCAAGAGAAACCTTGCTTGGTGTTGGTTTTTCTTTTTGATCTATGTTTTGTTTTAAGTTCTATGATTGATTTCCTATCTTCGTAATCTATTCTACCTATCTTTGGTAAAACCAAACCTTTAAAATATTGATGGCAATATCTTTCACTTGCACTCTCATCATCTAATTTAAGATCCTTGATTGCAGCCACAGTCATCTTAATCATATCCGCAAGATACTGTTTTGTTTCTTGGTGTTGCTCAGCATCTAATTCATTATGCGGTTGATACTTTTCGTATTCTTGTATTTCATCTTTTATAATTTGATCTAAATCTTTTTTTTCATTTAAGATTTTTTTATCAGCGTCATACATATATTTAGATATATAACGTTGCGAAGCTCTGCCTACTGTAACTCCAGCAGTCATACGATAATTAATATTCATCAATCGTCTTTCTTCTTGTGTGAAGAAACAATATTTAATTAACCAATCAGAATCTAACATTGACTCTTGGCTTGGTGATGTGTGGTCTAAATTTAGTTTTGTATAATAGGATATAATTTCATCCTCGTGTGTGTGTACTGGTATCTTTTGCATAGTTGTTTATTGTTTGATTTGACAAATATACCGATTTGGCATACTGGTCAAGAACAAAAAAAAATAAACACAACCAAAGATAAATATGACACTAAAAGAGTACAAAGATAGGAATAAACTTTCCTACAAACAGATAGCTGATCTCATTAATCTGCCATCTATGACAGTATATAGGTATGTAAATTCTCAACGAATACCGCATCCTAAACTAATGAAAAAGATAACAGATAAAATAGGTATAACTCCCAATGAGATCTATAATGAATACTACAACAAGCACAATTTTAAATAAGGTTTTAGTTTCTTGGTATGATATTCAATCTTGTGAGGGTGCTTGGAGTACGCACAAGGAAGTACAAGATTTAAAATTAGCTGAGTGCCATACCATTGGATATTTATTTACTGATCACAATGATAAGAGTCTTATAAAAATATTCTCAACCTACTCTATTGATGCTAATGGCACTATGGATTATGGTGATGTTACTTGCATACCTAAGGCTTGTGTCATCAATATAGAAAATCTTAATAATTAATG